AAAAGAAAGACTTCGACAAGCACATGGACGAAGTTCTTTCCGGGACAAACCGACTCACTTTTAAGTTCTTCATAATGTGGATAGAAGCCACAAGGATGAGCGGTGAGATGTGCACTTCACTTGGAAATGGCTTTTCCAATCTGATGTCTTTTCTTTTTCCCTGTCATAAGGCAGGGGGAGAAGGCAGATGCGTGGTTGAAGGTGATGATTGTGTGGGCGACCCAGGAGACGTCGTTCCCACCGCAGAGTTCTTTAAACGCATGGGCTTGACTATCAAACTAGAAAAAGTTGTTGATATAGCACGTGCGTCTTTCTGCGGATTAATCTTTGACCCGGTGGAGCTTCAAATTGTGACCGATCCCAAGAAGGTTCTCGCTTCTTTTGGGTGGACTTCTAATCGGTACGCAAAAGCTAAGCCCTCTAAATTCAAGGAGCTATTGAGATGTAAGGCCTTATCGTTGGCTTCTCAGTACCCGGCTTGTCCTATTGTTACGGAGCTTGCTCATTTCGCTTTGCGATTGACCAAGCGAACAATTATAAGTGCCAGTGTGTTTTGGCACCTTGATACATATCAGCGAGAGAGGCTTCTCCGAGACCATAGATGTAGAGTCACAAGTAGTGGCCTATATTTTTATGTGACTGACATCACGAAACAAGAGCCAGGACTGCGGTCCCGTGTCTTAGTCGAAGAGATGTATGGTATAACCATTGCTCAGCAGCACGAACTAGAGCATCAGTTGCGGTCTAAGGTCGACCTAACCCCCATTGACGTTAATGTCCTAGACTTTCCAGAGTCGTGGCCACAATATTACAAATGGTATGCGCTGAACGTCCAATATCGTACGGATCGGTTGGACGATCCCGGAGCCCTTTGGGTGAAGCGCCCGGGATTCGTGAAGGAATGGTAGAGCCTTGAAGTTACCTGATCCGTATGTTATATGGGTCAACGCGATACTGCAGTGTGAACGCAGAAGCGGGGATATAGAGTCATGTCCTTCCATAATACTATGTAACCACGCCAACAGGAATGGATGTGTGTAAAGTTAGATAATGTGTTGGAATTAAAACGGGCCAGATTAGGATTTACAACCTTAATAGCGTGCCGTGTGACGACCCCGCGTGTGGGCCCTCCTGAAGGGCCAAGGTGTGATGATTGGATCTACGCCTATTGTTAATAAAGCTGTGAGCAGCATGATCAGGGATGGGAGCGACTACAGCTGTGCTGGACTCCCCGAGACCCTGCCAAGAGCCCCGTATGGGGGCCCGATATAAATACTATGCCTCGCTACGGTGGAAAGATGTCGATT